CGACAGATTTAAAAATAAACGTCCTTACAGCATAACTGAATATTATGATTGGCTTGATAACAGTGACAAGCCTTGTCTAGATTTTTCTTTGAATTTTAGAGAAGCAGAATTATACCCTGACAATGTTGTACAGTTCACCTCGAAGTATAAATGTAAGTTTATGTATGTGCTGAGAAACCCTATTGATGTGTTAATGTCTGCTATTAACTTTAGTGAACTTTATGGTCTAATAACTAATTCTAAAAAACCAGCACACTTAGAGAAACAACTCAAAGAAGGCTACGGTGTTCATGCTGTTTTCACTAGTTTGCTAAATTTGCCTATGATGAGCAGATGGGTACCTGCTTGGCAGAAGGTTTTTCCTGAATTAGTAATTCTTGATTACGATAGATTGAACGACGGTGATTATTTAAATATGAAACTTGATACACTATCAGAGCCTATATCGTTTGATTTACCTAAGTCCAATGTAACAAAAAATAAAAGATTATCAAGAGAACGGATGAATCCTGACTCTTTGGCTGTGTTAGAAAAATTTTATGCAAAAGACATCGAGTTCAATAATGCTATATTAGATAAATAGTATTAGGAGATAAAGTTAATGGCAATAAGCATAAAGACAGTAGCGGATAAAGTTTTTAATTTATTAAAAGGATACGGTTATAAAGTAGACACTTTTAATAAAGTGGGCGAAGTTGTTGGCGATCCTGCAGAAGCAATACGATTTTTTGTTGAATCACCTAATTTGCTAGTCACATTAGATGTTCCGTCTGAAGAAGTTAGATTAAGTGTGTCTGAAAACACAGAAGACACTGACAAGTTGAGAAATCAGTTGTCCCATCTAGCCAGAGATCACTTAATGACATTAGACTTTAGAGTATTTGGTAAAAGTTTGAAACCTACCAGCGAAAAAATAAACGTAAGTAAAGAGACAGAAATGGAAAGTGTTAAAGAAGCAAGTTTAGGATCAGCATTCGGTTCTACTAAGACAAGTTATCAACCATTAGACAGTGTAAAGATTGTAGTCAAGCACAGTAAACCCGTAAACGAGGAAGTGCGCGGAGCTAGAAGTCGAAACATCAGTAAAATATTTATTCAGGCTAACGAAGAACGTTTCTTGTTCCCAAGTAAAAATTTGTCAGGCGCTAGAGCAATGGCTAGGCATATTTACAACGGCGGCACCATGCACGACACAGTGGGAGAAAGCATTGTTCAAATGTGCGGCGATATTAGCACATTACGAGAGTTTGTCAAATACGTTACCAAAAAAGGGTTAGTAACAGAAACCAATTCCGAGTATGTGCAATTAGCAAAAGAGCACATAGAAAATATTAAAAACAATTTCAAAAAAATATCCGGGCCAAAAACTTATGGCAGAGCAGTTGAAAATTTAAGTGAATATAACAGCGTTGAAATTGTTAACGAAGTTAATCTAGAAGACCACTTTACTGAAACACATTTCGATGACAAGGTTAATAACGCACACGAAACATTAAGTAAGTTGGTCAATAAGCGTTCTGCATTCGAAAGTTATATTATGAATGCAATTGAGTCTGAAAGTTTTTCTGGTGCAAAAGAAGTTATATCAGAAGAGCCGTTAGAGTTTGCAGACCCTCATGCAAAACTTGGGTATCAAGTTTCACAGTTAAGCAGTGTAGTTCGAAATCAACGGCTAGCAAGTTATTTAGGATCGATTGGTACTAAACTTAGTGACGGCGGGTCGTTGGATGCAATGGAATACAGGGCTGTTAAAGCGTCTTTGCTGTCTGCACAGCAACCTACTAATATTTCAATGGCAGAAGATTTAACAGAGTCAGCATCTGCTAGATACGAAAAATTCATTGACAGTTTCGTAATTTTTGATAAATAAATTTTAACTACATGTCAACTGTAGTATAAAAAGGTTGACAACATGGCACAAAGAAAGTAATATTAATCAGTAGTAAAAGTTTTACTACGAACATGGCAAAACATGGCAAAAACATATAAGGAGAAACATTATGGCATCTTTGGCAGAAATTAGAGCAAAACTACAGGCAATGGAAACTAAGAGTTCCGGAAGCCAATCAAGTTCAGGCGGCGACAACGCCATTTACCCCCACTGGAATATCGATGAAGGCACTTCAGCAACACTGAGGTTCTTGCCTGATAACGATCCTAACAACACATTCTTTTGGGTAGAAAGACAAATGATTCGTTTGACTTTCCCAGGTGTAAAAGGCGGAGACATGAAGCCTGTGACTGTGCAAGTACCTTGTGCAGAAATGTATGGTGACACTTGTCCAGTACTAACTGAGGTTCGTCCTTGGTTTAAAGATCCTTCATTAGAAGACATGGGACGTAAGTATTGGAAAAAGCGTTCATATATTTTCCAAGGTTTTGTTCCAGAAAATCCTCTTTCTGAGGAAACACCTGAAAACCCAATTCGAAGATTTGTGATTTCACCACAAATCTTTAACATCATCAAGTCAGCACTTATGGATCCAGACATGGAAAATATGCCGACTGATTACATGAACGGAACGGACTTTAGGGTAACAAAGACCACAAAAGGTCAGTATGCAGATTATTCTACTAGTAAGTGGGCTAGAAAAGAACGTGCACTAGATGAGAATGAATTATCTGCTATTGACACGCACGGTTTGTATAACTTGTCAGACTTCCTTCCAAAGCGACCTGGACAAGATGAACTACAAGCAATTAGCGAAATGTTCCAAGCAAGCGTTGATGGTGAGCTTTATGACCCCGAAAAGTGGGGTAACTTTTACAAGCCATATGGCGTAGAAGTTCCTAGTTCAGCAAAACAAACGACTACAGCACCAGTGCAAAGTTCAGCACCAGCTCCGGCTCCGGCGCCGGTAGTAGAAACTGTGGCAGAGCCAACTGCCCCTCTTTCTGAAGCAGTTGAAACTCAAGCAACTGCGGTGGAAACTAAGCCTGAGCCAGTAGTTGAAACAACCGGCGAGAAACCAAGTGCAGATGATATTCTGAACATGATTAGAAACCGTAACTAAGGAGACTAACATGCAGAAACCATTTGACTTAAATAAATTCAGAACAGGATTGACTAAAAGCATCTCTGGTATCAGTGCAGGCTTTCACGATCCTCAAGACTGGATTAGCACCGGTAATTACACGCTAAATTATCTTATCAGCGGGGACTTCAGAAAAGGAGTTCCGCTTGGTAAGGTCAGTGTGTTTGCAGGAGAATCCGGCTCGGGTAAAAGTTTTATCTGCTCCGGTAATTTAGTGCGTAATGCACAACAACAAGGCTGTCAAGTTGTACTATTTGATAGTGAAAACGCACTTGATGAGGATTGGCTACAAGCATTGGATGTAGACACTAGTCCTGAGAAACTTCTCAAAATTAGTGTCAGCATGATCGATGATGTGGCTAAAACAATCAGCGACTTTGTAAAAGACTATAAATCTAACTATGGTGATTTACCATATGACGAACAACCTAAAATGTTATTTGTAATTGACAGTTTGGGTATGTTGTTAACACCCACAGATGTTGACCAATTCCAAAAAGGTGACATGAAAGGTGATATGGGTAGAAAACCCAAGGCTTTAACAGCACTAGTTAGAAACACAGTTAATCAGCTGGCACCTCATCCGATCGGACTTATTGCAACTAACCATACATACGCATCACAAGATATGTTTGACCCAGATGATAAAATCTCAGGTGGTCAAGGCTTTATCTATGCAAGTAGTATTGTTATTGCAATGAAGAAGTTGAAGCTCAAAGAAGATGCAGACGGAAATAAAGTGTCAACGGTACAAGGTATTCGTGCCGCATGTAAAGTTATGAAGACACGATATAGCAAACCATTTGAAAGTGTGCAGATCAAAATACCATATGAAACAGGTATGGATCCGTATAGTGGCATGGTCGAAATGCTTGAAGCCAAAGGTATCTTAGAAAAAGTGGGCAACAAGTTGTCTTATACTTCTCCGGTAACAGGCGAAGAAATCAAAGAGTTCAGAAAAGGCTGGACAGGAGAACGTCTTGAGCTAATTATGCAAGAGTTCGGGCAGAATCCTAAAAAGGACTTTGATGCAGACGATGATGTTGATATTGACATCGACGACCTCGATACTCTAAATGAAGAGGACTTGATTGATGAATCCTGATATTCTACTATTGGTAAACGTCTGGGATGCTGTTAAACACTACGTTCCTAAAAAGGATCGCATTGAAGCGGCAGAACATATGCTTCGTGTCTTTGACGAAGAAGCGGATCTGGGTGATGTCACCACCGAAATGGATATGTTTGATTCAGTTTTGAAAACTGCGGCAAAAAGCCATTTCGGTATGGACGACATTGACGAAGAAGACGACTGGGATTAAATTATGGCAGGTTGGTATAATTCTGTAGTAGAAAATTTAGGTAAAATTGTTGACTCGATTGACTACTACGAAAAAGAATTAGAGGAAGCCAAATACGAGTGCGCCATTAAAGGGAGCCTGGAGAAATCCAGTGCCTCCCTCCCAGGCATCACAGAGCACCGATTCAATCAGCTACAAGAAATTGAGGCTATTCTAGAACATCTTAACATCGAACTTCGAAAAGAACGTTCTAAAACATTTCGCAAATATTTAGAAACTTATAATAGACAGCTCAGTAGTAGAGATGCTGAGAAGTTTGTTGACAGCGAAGATAGTGTTATTAACCTAACGCACCTTTGTAATCAATATGCCCTACTAAGAAACAAGTATTTAGGCATAATGAAAGGATTAGACACTAAGCAGTGGCAGATAGGTCACATTACCAGACTGCGTACTGCAGGTATGGAAGATATTGTCATTTCGTAATGATTTATGTTTATATTAACGGACAACTAAAACACAAACAACAAGTCATAGAAGCATCTGAATTGATGCTTAATGATTTTTGTGAGACTTGTGCAATTGAAGTTGACATAAACGTTGAAATCAGACGTAGATTAGATGACGATATGGCAGGCTATTGTTGGGGAGATTTTGAGCATATTGAAATAGAGATTGCCCGACAAAGCGCAGACTATACATACACTAGAAGCGAATTACTACTAAACCTCACACACGAGCTGGTTCACGCAAAACAGTTAATAAACAAACAGTTCGAGTATAACATACGCAACCATCTTAGGTACGAGCAGTTACCGTGGGAAAAAGAAGCATACGGACTTGAAGAGTCCTTGTACCAGAAATATTTTTCAAAATTGTAAAAAAATACTTGACAAGTCAGGCATAAAGTGTATAATATTTACTATAACAATTTAGGAGTAAATTATGTCTAATGAAATTCGTGAATCTGAAATTGGCCCGGTATTTGCATATTCTACCGAGAAAACATTTCAGCAAAACTTCACTGAATGGCGAACACTGAATCAGCAAGAACGTGATATTTTCAATGAAGATCAGTTGTCAGAATCTGATGCATCAGAGCTTTTTCAAAAGCTATTCGGGCAGTATAAGTAATGCCAACTCATGCAATGATTGATATTGAGACTCTGGGCACTAAATCTGATGCGGTAGTCTTAACAGTGGGTGGTGTTAAGTTTAATCCCTACACTGACGAATTACCGCATACTCCCATTATGTTTCGTTTAGAGATAGACGAGCAGTCTGAAAAAGGGCGTGTCATTGACCCTGGGACGTTGGAGTGGTGGTCTAAACAAGATAAGGACATACAGGAAGAAGCATTTTCCCCTGATGATAGAGTCAGTGTTGAATATTTTTGCAATGAGCTAAACAAGTGGCTCGTGGGCACTGATAAAAAATGGGCTCAAGGGCCCAGATTCGACTACGGTATTCTAGAGCACCTCTTTGAGCAATACAATATCCACAAAAATTGGTTCTATTGGGAAGAAGCCGATAGCAGAACACTGTTCGAATTAGTCCCTGGTGACCCCAGAAAAGACCAATCTGGCAAGCAAATAGACCACCATTCTGCCCTTGCAGATGCCTATAATCAGGCTATTGCAGTGCAAAAATCCTACAAAATTTTAAATATCCAACAAAATCAAGCAGTTACAGCCTAAAAAAATTACCACTTTTTCTGGTAAAAAGGTTGACTTTGTCCTCAATATCCGTATAATAGTATACATAGTTAAGCAAAAGGGGATAACGATATGACTAACTTTGTAAAAATTAAACAAGGCACTTACAGGAAGAACACTTTGGAAAACACTGTGTTTCCTATTGTGAAGCCTTTAAACATCGGTAAAAAAGGTGCTTTTATCACTGTAGATGGCACTGAGGTTTTGGGTGACCAATTCAGCAAGATTCGTGTACTTATTGAGAATCCTACAGAGGATCTAGAGTATGTGACTCCGGGTGTGTATGCAGATCAACCTAAAATTGATAACAATCCCAAGGAAGAGGAAAACGAAGAGCAAGCCATTGAGCGTATTGCAGAGCGTTTTGATATTCTTGATCGCATGACCCATGCGGTAGCAGAAGGCACTGTGCGAGGTATGATTGTTTCAGGCCCTCCAGGTGTTGGTAAGTCTTTTGGTGTAGAAACTGTACTAGAAGATTACGATATGCTAACTGAAGTTGCGGGCAAGCCCAAGCGAACAGAAATTGTAAAAGGTTCTATGACCCCAATCGGGTTGTTTCAAACACTTTACAATAATTCAAACTCAGGTGACATCTTGGTGTTTGATGACTGTGACAGCATCTTGTTTGATGAAGTATGTTTGAACATGCTCAAGGCTGTCCTCGATTCAGGCAAAAAGCGATACATTTCGTGGAAGTCGGAATCCAACGCATTGCGTAGGGAAGGCATTCCTGATAGGTTCGAGTTCAAAGGTGGTTGTATCTTTATTACAAATGTGAACTTTGAAAATGTTCGTAGTAAGAAAATTCAAGATCACTTAGCGGCATTGATGTCAAGGTGCCATTATCTGGATCTTACAATGAACAGTATTCGAGACAAGTTTATCCGAATCAAGCAAATCGTTCGAGACGGCATGCTGGAAGAATACAATTTTGGTAAGGAAGGTGACAAGGAAGTAATCAACTTTATGGTTGATAACGCAGACAAACTTCGTGAGATTAGTTTGCGTATGGTTCTTAAAATTGCAGATCTTCGAAAAATGGATTCTGCTAATTGGGAAAGTTTAGCCAGAACTACTTGTATGAAAGGTTCGATCTAAAATAAGTATTATTGCTAACGGTTCCCTGGTGCTCAAACGTTAGTCATCCCCCCAAAGAGCACCACGAAGCCCGGACCCCCTCCGGGCTTCATTTTTTTCTTGACAAATACATATCTTCGTGTATAATTACTCTTTAATTACAATGGAGATTTGATGAATAAAAAAATAATAAACTTTTTGGCTTGCATTGCTTTAACAATGACTGTTGAAGCGAAGGCACAAGAA